GCGTCTTGACCTTCTCGGAGTACTCTTCGAGCTCGTCAGCCTCAAGTTCGTCAACGATCTCCTTGGGCATGGGTTCACGCCCACGATCTTCCGGAGGAGTGTCGTCCTCTACGTCGATAATAGGCGCATCGGGCTCTTCGCCCTCGATCTCGAACTCGAAATCGTCGTCATTCGGCTTGGTAGCCATCTTACTTCTCCTTTGTACGAGTTACGCTCGTTAAGCGCGGGTGATACCCCGAGGGTCTTCGACAACTGCTTCGACCGAGTCATCGTTGATGATCCGGAACTCACGGCCATGGATTTTGACGCGGCTGCCAGCATGCGGGCGGGTGAGGATGAAGTCCCCCTCCTTGCACCACGGGCCGTTCGGGAAGCGCTTCTCGTCCTTGAAGGCATCCGGGCCGATCTTGAGCACGAACAGGACCGGGGTGGTCAGCTCTTCGTAGTGCTTGGTGATATCGGCCTTGAACAGGCCCCCAGCAGTCTTCTCGTCGGCATCAGGGATAGCACACAGGATGCGATAGCCCGAGGGCTCGGGCAGCTGCCTAGCCTTCCGCTCGTCCGTATCTGCGAGCACCGTGGCGTTACCATCGGCATCTGCTATCAGAAACTCTGGGATCGTAGGCAGAGTATCCACTTCTACTTCAGTCGTCATTGTCGTCCTCCACTCGCTGCGCGATCTCCATGATAAAGCTATTCGCCACCAGCAGACCGCGATAAATGCCGCAGGCGTACTTATAGGCACCAAAGTCAACCGCGTGGCCCATAGCCATGTCTTCTTCGATAACCTTAAGTTCTTCTCGTATCTTGTTTGAGAGATACTTCAGTACTTCAGTGTCCATTACTTATCCTTGGTTTCTGCCTTCTTGGGTGGGGCAGAGGGTTGTTGTGCAGCCGTAGCCTCCTTGGCGACTTGGACGCCGATCCGGAGACCCTCAAGCTGCTGTTTTGCGGACAGGTTGGCCTTGTCCGTAGAGACCTTTGCGCCAACCTGCAGACCCGCAATCTCCTTCTGAGCGGCGATGCGCTCGCGCTCGATGTCGAGCCTGTCGTTCTTCTCGGCAGCCTCGGCCATGAACTTCTGGGCCTTGAGCTGCAGCTCCTGCTGCTTGATCTGGAGCTCCTGCATCTGCATCTGGACGATGGGGTCCTGAGCCATCTGCTGGTTCTGCTGCTGCTGAGCCTCGGCTTGGTTCTTCTGGAGGAGCTGCTGCGAGGCGATAGCCGCCAGCCGCGAGACTGCCAGCTCGGTGTCCTCGTCCATCTCTGAGTCGGGCGGAGGCAGTGGCACACCGGCCTGTTCCTCGACCTGCTTGCGATACTCGAAAGCCAGATGCTCTGCGATATGCGCCTGCATCGCTGCCATCATGGTCTGGGCGTTGGGGTTCTGCCCCAGCATCTGCTGGATTTTGGGGTCCTGCATCGCCGCCATGTGCACTGCGAGGTGGGCTTGGTGGTCTTGGTAGATAAACGCCTTCACGGGCTTGCCGTTGATGACGTCCATGTTCTCACTGATCGGATCGCGCGGCTTGCGGTCCTCGTCGTCAACCAGCGGGACGAGCTTCTGGGCGTTCTTGATGCCCAGCACCTCCAGCATCTGCCGGTGCAGGTATGGCAGGTCGTAAATCTGCGGGGCCATCTGGGCCAGCTGAATGACCGCCTGATACTGGACGATCTTCTGGGCCATGGTAGCGGCGTTGGGGTCCGATACCGGGATGACCTCGACAGTGTCGTAGTCGCTCTTCTTGGCCTTGCGGCTGCCTTCTTCCGGCTCGTAGGGGTAGCTGTCCGGGGTGTAGTCGCGGATGATACCCTTCAGGAGCTTGAACTCCTGCCGCATCGCGTAATGAACACGTGCTTGCACAGCCGACATCATCTTCAGCGTGCGTTCGAGGATAGCTAGAGTCGTACCCACTGGAGCCTGACCCGACATGTCGCTGATCTTCATATCAGCGGCACCAGCGAACTTGCGGCCTTCCTCGACGATGGTCCCCAGCAGCTGGAACAGGACGCCCGACGGCTCCTTGTACGGCAGCGGCATGATGTTGTCGCGCATGGTCCCCGAGGCGACGTCCACGTCGCGCCACTCGGCAGGACTGATCGGAGTGTCGTCACCCTTGACGCGCAGACCCTTGGTCTTGAAGCCACCCGGCAGGTTCGACAGCGTGCCCGCATCGACCAGCTGGCGAATGATCGAGGTACCCGACTTTGCGAAGGCACCGATCAGGTGGATCAGGCCGAAGGCATAGAACCCGAAGCCGGGGACGTACGAGTAGTGTACGAAGTGGTTGCGCTTCAGCTTCTTGTCGTCTTCCGGGTCCCAGTTGCGCCGGATCGACAGTATGGTCATCGACGCCTTGTCGATAGTCACGACGTAAGGCAGGGCAACGCCGTCGTCGCTTTCTTCCCGGTACTTGTCGTCCTCAATGACGAGATCGACGTGCATCTCCAGCAGCTTGTACCGGTCGTCGGTCTCGGCCCGGAAGCCCAGCTTCTCGGCAATCGCCTTCTCAACCTCGTCGAGGGTGTTGGTCGGCTCCCCGATATCGACATCACAGTAGAACCCTGACGCCTGCAGCCGCTTGAGCTCGTTCGGAGTCTTGCGCATCACGTGAGTGACACGCTCGGCAGTCTCCAGACTGCTAGCGCCGTAGGGAACCACGACGTCATCGGCGGTCACGTACATCGCCACCTGACGCCCCAGCGCCGGGTCGTAGTAGACCTTCTTGAACGCATTACCCGCAAGGCCAAGGCCCCAGAGCATGCGCTCGTGCTCGGGTCGATACTCTACCATGACGTCAGTCAGCTGGTAGTTCATATCCTCTTGGACGCGCTGTGAGGCGTCACGCTTGGCCGGGGTTTCCCTGCCGATCACCTTGGTCCGCACCGGTCCTTGGGCCGGGAAGGTCTCCATCATGGTCTCGGCTTGGAACTTGACGACCGCCTCGGCCAGCAGTGGGTGGTAGACCCCGCATGCACCGGACCACGGCTCGGTCCGGTCCTCGATCTTCATCCCCAGCAGCTCAAGTCCGTCTACGTAGGTCTGTATCCAGTCCTTGCGGCTGTTGACGTCCTCCTCGAAGTCCCCGACCAGATCACCCGCCAGCTGGGCCAGCTGCGACTCGTCAAGGCTCTCCGCGAGGTTCTCGTTGAACTCCTCGTCCGCGATCTCGTCGAGGCTTTCTTCCTCGTCGAGCATGTCGCTCTCGTCGTCCTCGAACTCGATCTCCATGTCGGGCTCGGGCATGTTAACCCCCGGCTCGATACCTGCGGCTAGGCTAGCATCGAGGCCCAGAGGAGCCTGATTGAGCGACTTGTCTACGGCCATTTACTTGCCCTTCTTCTTGGGTTTCTCGGGCTTCACGGCGTCACCGACCTGATCGACAACAACCTCGGCCACGGCAATAGCCGGAGTGACTTCCTTAGCTACCTTACCGACCTTGTCTGCTACGCGCAGGACAGTGCGCAGTGCCTTGAACAGTCCCATCAGTAGTACCCCCGGTTGCGGTTTGACTTGAAATACTGGATTTCGTCTGGCTCGTCCAGCGCACTACCTACGTAGCCACCTCTCCGGAAGCGGTGCATGGCCATAGACACCGTATCGACATAGTCGTCGTGAGAGCCTGCTGGGAACTCGGCAACCTCGTCAATCACCTCTTCGGCCCACCGAGTAGCAGGTGCCCATACCCGTCCAGAGGCAAAAAGGTCGCTCACACCGTTCAATCGGGAGATTTTGTCGTTCCCCCGAGTCGGAGTAAACTCCTGCACTGGTATCCCCATAGCGCGCATCTCGTAGATCAAAGGCGCACCTGAAGCCTTCTTCTCGATTATCACGCTGTCCGGTTCCCACTCTCGGTACTCCTCGACCGCTGTGCGCTTGAGCTCGGGGAACTCCATGCGGTCTCGGAAGGCATTGAGCAAGATGATGTTCGCCTGCTCCACTCCCGTGTCGTCAGGGCGGTAGAACACCCCCCACGTCGTGCAGGCACTGTAGTCAGCGCGCTGCGTCTTCTCGAAGGCCGTATCCCAGCTCTGGAGGACAAACTCGCAGCTCGGCGGGTCCTCGTGCGGCCACTCCTGCCACCACTCTCGCTTGACGATAGCCGCAGACTCGGAGACCGGGTTCTGCTGGTACTGGGCCATCCACTTGCTGTTCGGGACGTCTCGCTTGACCTTGAGCAGCTCCTCGATGGACCAGAACTCAGGCCACAGCGGGTTGTTCGACGGCAGAATGGCCGGGAACTCGATCACTTCCCACTCGCCAAGGCTGTCGTTGGCAGCGGCGTCCTTGAGTATCTGCCCAGTCAGGTCCCTTTTAGACCAGCGTGTCATCACGACGACGATAGCCCCACCCGGCTGGAGACGCTGACGCGGCCCTGAGGTGTACCATTCGTAGGTTTTGTCGTAAATATCCGGGTTTACTTCGGCAAGCGCGGCTTCCTGCTCCGAGTGCGGGTCGTCGATGATGAGGACGTCTGCACCTTTACCGGTAACGGCACCGCCAACACCGATAGCGAAATAGTCCCCCTTTTCGCTCGTGTTCCACCGTCCAGCTGCTTTACTGTCCGATGCCAGTGTAAGATTAGGAAATATCTCCTTGTAAGCGTCCGTATCGACCAAGTTACGGACCTTACGACCGAAGCCGACGGCGAGCTCCCCGGTGTGGGAGCACTGGATGACCTTCTTATGCGGGAACTTCCCCAGAAACCAAGCAGGCAGCAAATAAGAGGCGAACTCAGACTTAGTGTGACGAGGAGGCATGTTAATAATAAGCCTCTTGCACTCGCCCCGAGCCACGCGCTCAAACGCATCAGCCATCTTCGCATGGTGCCTCCCCGCGATGAACGTCGGCCAGACCTCCTTCACGAAGGCTAGGAACTTGTCTTGGGCCAGCTTGCGCTTCTTGAGCTCGGCAAGCTTCTCCAGCTCAGCCAGCAACTGCTCCTGCTCATGGGGAGGGAGCAAGTGGAGTATCTTCGGGATGTCCGTGAGGGAGATGTTTTGGAGTGGGCTAGTCATTAGATGTCTAACCCCTCCCCGTTACGCCACCCATAGAAGTGGAGGTAACCCGTGATTTTGGAGTAGCGCAGCATAAGCCGGAAACGCCCAATAGCCAGCACGAAGCCGACAGACCCAGAGCGGCGCGGGTAGAAGTTGAACCCTTGGCGGATCGTCTCGCCTT